ACCTGTCCGCTCCCAAGCCCGCGCTTCAGCTACATCGCGCCCTTCCTGAACCAGTCGAAAGCCATCGCCTGGGATTATCTCAAGCACTACGCCGGGACGATCCCCGGGACTTCGTTCAACGAGGCCGAACTGCGGGCCGACTTGCCCAACGGCGGGCGGGTGAGGCTCTTCGGGGCGGACAATCCCAACGCCCTGCGCGGCCTCTACCACGACGGGGCGATCTTGGACGAGTTCGGGGACATGGATCCGGCCGTTTGGACGGAGGTCATTCGCCCGGCCCTTTCCGACCGCAGAGGCTGGGCCGCGTTCGCCGGCACGCCTCGTGGCAAGAACGAGTTCTACAACCTGCGCAATCGCGGCCTGCGCGGCGACGCCGATTGGCGGACGTGGATCCTGAAGGCGAGCGAGACGCGGCTGCTCAGCGCCGAGGACTTGGCCGACGCGAGGGCGAGCATGGAAGAGAGCGCCTATGCTCGCGAATACGAGTGCGACTTCGAAGCTTCGATCGAAGGCGCCTACTTCGCCAAGGAGATGGCCAAGGCGGAGGCGGAGAAGCGCATCTGCCGCATTCCGGTTGAGCCTACGGTCAAGGTCGAGACGTGGTGGGATTTGGGCATCGACGACGCCACGGCCATCTGGTTCGTGCAGGACGTAGGCCAAGAGCGCCGCATCATCGACTACCTGGAGGTGTCGGGCGAGGGGCTGCCGTCCATCGTCAAGCGCCTGGAGGCCAAGGACTACAGGTACAGCCGCCATGTCCAACCCCACGACGCTGCGGCGCGTGAGCTTGGCACTGGCGTCAGCCGCATCGAGACCCTGGAGAAACTGGGGCTTCGAAACCTCGACGTGATCCCGCAACAGGAAGTGGCGGACGGAATCAACGCGGCCCGCCTGATGCTGGCGAAATGCTGGTTCGACAAGGATCGGTGCGAGCGCGGCATCGAGGCGCTGAAGCAGTACCGCAGAGAGTGGGACGGAAAGCGCCAGGTGTGGCGTGAGCGCCCGCTGCACGATTGGGCGAGCCATGCGGCCGACGCCTTCCGCTACGGGGCCTTGGCACGCGTTCCGGTGAAGACGCCAGCCCGCCTCACCATCCCCGACTTCGGAGCCGTCTAGCATGTCCTTCCGCAACGACTTCACGCCGATCTGGGAGGCCGTCACCACGAGTGACACGGTCTCTCAGAACTACTACGGCCTGGCCAACGCCGGTACGGCGACTGCAATCGTCGTCTACAAGAGCGAGGCCGCCGGTTCAGACATCACGCTCAATCTGCCGGCCGGTGCGCAGTGGGCCAGCCGCGTCGTGCTGGTGAAGACGACGGGCACGAGTGGCGGCACGCTTCTGGGCGCCAAGGCCTACTAGTGCAATACGACGACGACGCCCTCCTCAAGATCGTCGGCGAGGAGCGCAAGCGTTCCATCGGCTTCGGCGAGGGCGATAGCGGTGAACTGACCGACGCCAGGGACCGTGCGCTCGCCTACTACAAGGGCGAGATGAACGACATCCCGGTGCTGAAGAACCGCTCGAGCGTCGTGGACACGGCAATTGCGGATGCGGTCGAGACGGTCCTCCCCGATGTCATGGAGGTGTTCGTCGGCGGCGAGGACGTGGCCACCTTCGTCCCGCAAGGCCAGGAGGACGAGGAGGCCGCCCAACAGGAGACCGACTACGTCCAGCACGTAGTGTTCACCGAGAATGCCGGATTCCTGACGATCTACACCGCGATCAAGGACGCGCTGATCACCCGCACCGGGGTTCTTCACTGGTGGTGGGAGGACGACGAGAGCCAGGAGACCCTGGCCGAGCAGCTCACGGAAGAGCAGGCCGCAGTCGGCCAGCAAATGCAGCCTGGGGCGGAAATTGAGCCACAGGATGACGGCACGGTCAGCCTCACCAAGACCACGCTCTCCGGCAGGGTCTGCATCAAGGCGTTTCCGTCAGAGGACTTCACGGTCGCGGCGGACACGGTGAACCTGCGGGATGCGACGTATTGCGCGGTGCGGGACCGCCCTCGCGTCCAGGATCTGATCGCCCGCGGGCTCGATGCAGAGAAGGTGCGCGGGCTCAACACCTACGCCCTGCGTAACGATCAAATCGAGATCGATCGGGACCAAGCCGGCGAGCAGCAGTCGATCCGCGACGGGGCGACCGGCGATCTCCGCACTGTCGAGGTGCGCGCGCACTACATTCGTCTCGACATGGACGGTGAGGGGAAGCTCTCCGTCTGGCGGGTCGTCACCGACGCGGAAGAGCGGGTGTTGCTTGACAAGGAGGAAGTCGGCGAGATCCCGTTCGCAGCGCTGACGCCCTACATCATCCCGCACCGCTTCTACGGCGAGAGCGTGGCCGACAAGCTTCTGCAGGTGCAGCAGATCAAGACCGTGCTGCTCCGGATGCTCTTGGACATGGGGTACTTCGCCCTCAACCAGCGCATGGAAGTCGCCGAAATCGACTGCAACGACTACACCCTGACCGACTTGCTCGCTAACGAGCCAGGCCGGCCGATCAGGTCCAAGACCGGCAACGCCATCAAGCCCGTCGAGGCTGGAACGCTGAACTTCGACATCATGGCGGCCATGGAGTTCGTCTCTACCGTCGCCGAGAGCCGTTCAGGCATCGTGCGTAACGCGCAAGGCCTGAACCCTGACACGCTGCATGACACGGCGAAGGGGGCCATGGCGCTGATCGGCGCTGCGCAGAAGCGGGTTCGGATGATCGCCCGCATCTTCGCCGAGACGGGCATCAAGGATCTGTTCCTCGGCGTCCACAGCCTCCTGCGCAAGGGCTACACTGACCAGCACAAGCCGGCCTCGGCCAAGCTGCGCAACAAGTGGGCGCAGGTGTCTCCGAACACCTGGCCTGAGCGTACGGCGATGACGGTGCATGTGGGTGTGGGCTCCGCGGGCCGCGAGCACGACATGATGATCGCGACGCAGCGCATCGGCTTGATGCAGCCGCTAGTGGAACTTCAGGGCGGGGCCAACGGGCCGTTCGTGGACCCGAAGAACGTGCACAACGCCCTGAGCGCCTGGGAACGCGCAGCTGGGTCAAAGGCGCCAGAAATGTACTGGAGCGATCCGGCTCAAGCTCCGCCTCAGCCGCCAAAGCCTGACCCGGAGATGGCGAAGGTGCAGGCGGACATGCAGCTACGCCAAGGGCAAGCCCACGCGGATGCGGCGCTTGCGCAGCAGAAGGCGCAGGCGGACGCCGCGCTTCAGGCCCAGAAGCACCAGAACGATATGCAAGCCTCCGCGGCCCAAGCGCAGCGCGATCATGAGCTGAAGCTAGCACAGATCCAGTCCGAGGGCGCGCTGAAGCGCTATCAGGTGGACCAGGAACTGCAGCTGAAGCGAGAGCAGCTGGTGGCCGAACTGGAGCTGAAGCGCGAGCTTGGCTTGGCGCAGGCTGGCGTCGCCCATCAGGTGGGCATGGCGAAGGTTAATGCCTCCACCTCGCAGGTTGAGCCGGGCGGGGAGCCCGGATGAGCGACGATCTCCGCGTAGCCCGCGCCAATCGCGCCCTGAACGAGCTGTCCGAAGTCTCAGCCGCCTTCGACGCCGTAGAGGCCGCCTTCGTCAAGGCGATGCTCGATACCTCTCCCGGTCAGCCCGACAAGGTCTTGAAGCTGCATACCGCGGCCCAGACCGTCGCGGCGGTTCGCCAAGCCCTGCGCCACGTCATCGACGACGGAATGGTTGCAAGCCAGGCAATCGCTCAAGCGGGCCTCACCCGCAACTAGCTCCCGAAAACCACCCACAAGGTGATGAATGTCTGAAGCCGCATCGCCGGAAAGCGGACCGCTGTCTGTTGAGCAGGCCATCGCCTCGCTCACCCCCGCTGAGCTCGTCGAGCGGGAAGAGGCCGCGCCCGTAGAGGCTGGGGCCACCGAAGAACCGCAGGGCGAGACCAGTGCGCCCGAGGAAGCCGACGCCGCGCCCGAACAGCCGGCTGAGGAGGTTGAAGCCGAAGCGGAACCCGAGGCCGTCGCGCCCGTCGATCCGCCGAGGTACTGGTCACAGGACGCCAAGGCGAAGTTCGCTGAGCTCTCCCCCGAACTGCAAGCCGTCGTGCTGCAGCAGGAAGGGCCGAGGGAGGAAGCAACCGCCAAGGCGAAGGCCGAAGCCGCCGCCAAGATTCAGGCCGCCGACGCTGAAATGGGGAAGGTCGCGCAGCTCGCCCAATCGCTGGCTGAGTTCCTTCCGCAGGCTATCCAGACCTTCACCTCCCGATGGGGGACCAACCCCGATTGGGTGGCCTACGCCCAAGAGCATGGCGTCGAGGCGATGACGCTCGCCAAGACCCAGCACGAGGCCGAGCTTTCGCTCCTGCAGCAAGCTTCCGTCGCGAAGCAGCAGGCCGAAGTCCAGGCCCACACGGCGTTCGTCAAGGCGGAGGCGCAGAAGCTTGCCGAACTCGCCCCGGAACTCGTGGACCCCGAAAAGGGCCAAGAGCGCCGGACCGAAATCGCGAAGTACCTGATCGACCAAGGCATCCCCGCCGACGCGATCAAGTCGATTTCAGCCGTGGAAATGAACCTCGCCCGCAAGGCGCGGCTCTACGACCTGGCCCAGGCGGCTGTGCAGGCCGCTCCGAGACCCAAGCCCACTGCGCCCGTCGCGAAAGCCCCGGTTCGACCGGCCGCGGCGGTTCCGCAGACCTCCCAACAACGCACGGCCAGCCAGGTCGCGAACCGCTTCGCCCAGACGCGCAGCGTGGACGACGCCGTGGCCCTGCTCCTGACCAAGAAAGCCTAAGGACATGACCGCTCCGACCAACACCGTCACTTCCGCCACGCCCAACGTCGGCGTGCGCGAAGACCTGGAAGACAACATCTACCGCGTCGCGCCGGAGGAGACCCCGTTCACCTCCAACATCGGCACGACCAAGGCCTCCAACATCTTTCACGAGTGGCAGACGGAAACCCTGGCTTCGGCCTCGGCGACGAATGCCCAGCTGGAAGGCGACGACTACACCCTTGGCGCGCCGAACCTGACGACTCGCCTCGGAAACTATGTGCAGATCGTCGCCAAGGCCGGCGGCGTGTCGCGCACGCAGGAGGTCGTGGACAAGGCGGGCCGGGACAGCGAGCTGGCGCGTCAGAAGGTCCTCAAGACCATCGAGATGAAGCGAGACTTCGAAGCCCGCATCGTCGGCAACTTCGCGTCCGTCGCCGAATCCGGCGCCACGACCCGCAAGACCGCCGGCGTTATGGCCTTCCTGACCAGCAACGTTTCGCTGGGCGCCGGCGGCTCCAACGGAGGCTTCTCCGCGGGCATCGTTGCGCAGGCCACCAACGGCACGCAGCGCACGTTCACGGAATCGCTTCTGAAGTCGGTCCTTTCGACCACCTTCAGCAGCGCCGGCTCGGGCAACATGCCGTCCCAGATCTACATGGGCCCGACGCACAAGCAGCAGTTCTCGGCGTTCACCGGCATCGCGGACATCCGCGCTGACGTGAGCGGCAAGAGTCAGGCCACTATCTATGGCGCCGCGGACGTGTACGTCTCTGACTTCGGTCCGCTGACGGCCATCCCGCATGCCTATGGCCTGACCCGCGATGCGGTGCTGATCAACCCGAAGATGGCCGCTGTATCGACCCTCGACGGGCTGAAGTCGAAGGAACTGGCCTCCAGCGGTGACAACATGAAGTTCCTGCTGACCTTCGAGAAGGGCCTCGTCGTCAAGAACGAGAAGGCCCACGCGGTCATCCGCGACCTGACCTAAGCGCAGTTCTCCCCCTGACGCTTTTGACTAGGGGGCCGCGGGCAGAAACCGCGGCCCTCGCTTTCAAGAGGACCATATGTCGATCTCAAAAGTGACCGGCCAAGGCGAAGCGCGCATCGCGCTCGAGGAAATGGAGCGCCTGCGTAAGCGGGCCGCACGTCAGGCGCGCAAGAACAGCATCGAGGCCGTGGAGGCCGAACGTGTCGTCTGCGAAATCCTCCCCTTGGGCGATGGCAGGGTCAGCATGGGCGAGCACTTCGGCGGCGATGGCGAGGCCTACTACGAAGCAGGCGAGCAAACCGTTCCGCTGCCGCAGCAGGTAGCGGTGGCGCTCTATGAGCGCGGCTACGTCAACTTCCCTGAAGCCAAGACGGTCGCTGAGAAGGTTCGAGAAGAGCGTCTGGCCGCCGCCCGCGCCCGACGTGACGCCCAGCGTCGCGCCCAGGAAGAGGCCGAAGCGGCAGAATTGCAGGCCTACGCCTGATGCGTCGCACGTTCCTGTTCACGTCCCAGGCCGGCGTTAGCCACTACATGCTGGAAGACGAGAACGGAACGCGTTTCGAGGCCATCGCGCCTACAGATCCGATCATCGAGCGCAACAAGGCCATGGCCGTGCATAACGACGGGTACGCGCCTGATCGATCGATGCGCCGCGTCGCCTCCATCCCCTACATCGTCGGGCTGAAGTGGTTGAACGAGGAGGGCTGGTGGTTCTTGGACCCTGAGTGCTCCGACAAGCTGGCCGAGAAGCTGAACTCCAACGAATGGCAGCACCTGCGTACTGCTGAAGGGCGCGTGGCCGTGTCCAATGGGGTTCTGCGATGAGCCTGGCGACCTATGGCGACCTGAAGACCTCCGTAGCGAGCTGGTCCACCTACACGGACGTGTCCTCGCTCTTGGACGACTTCTGCTTCTGGGCGCATCAGGAGATCAACCGCCGCCTCCGCGCCAATGTAATGCTGGCGAGCACTGATCTGACCATCAACGCCGAGACGATCAGCCAGCCGACCGGCTTTCTGGCGTTCAAACGGGTCTATCTGGACCTCTCGCCCCGGCAACGTCTGTTCACCGTGTCGGCGGAGAGCGCCATGGACATGAGCGCGGCCTATGGCACGTCAAGCTATCCGACGCACATCGCTGTGGAGGGCACGGAACTGCGGTTCGCGCCGCTCTTCACCGCGACAGTGACCGGCAAGGCCCTCTACTACAAAGAGGCCACGCTCATGGTCGCGGACAGCGACGCCAACGCCGTCCTGACCAAGTATCCGTACCTCTACCTGTTCGGGGCGCTGGAAGCGCTGCACACCTACAAGGAAGATGACGCCAACGCGCAGGCGTTTGGCGGGAAGTTCGGCGCGTTGATCGAAGACATCAATTCGCGCGAGGCCGCCGACGTGATGTCCGGTCCGCTGCAGATGTCGAACCCGCCAGGCGGGGTCGTCTGATGCCGGTTCCGCTCTCCGCGCTGCCATCCTTGGCCGACTACCTGGGACAGCTCGAAGCGCGGATTCTGGAGCTTGAGGGCCCCAACAGTCCGAAGCCCGCATATGCGTGCCTGAAGGCCAACCTGCCGGACGCGGCGAGCTTCATCAACTGCTTCGCCTACGTGACAGACACCAAGATCACCGTGGCGTCTGACGGGACCGTCTGGCGCAGGCAGGACACTGGAGCTGCGATCTAGGGGACGTGCCTCCATGCCTTCCTGTTCCGGATCTTGCCCACCATCACCTGGGAGATACCCAACTCGGCGGCGAGCTTGTACTGGTTGAGTGCCGACGAGCGGATGTAGCTCACGGTCTCCTCGGTGATTTTCGCGTTCGGGCTCGCGCTTCCACGAGGGACACGAACACGACGACCAAGGCGGTCGCGATCATCGGCATTCTCCTTCCCGCTTCCCCAGCGCAGGTGGTCGGGATTGCAGCAGGCCGGCGTGCAGA